GCCTTCCGCGTCGATATACTGCATCGTGGCAATGGCGCCCTCTGGAGTGTAGGCCGGCACAGCTAGGCGTCCGTCTCCTGTTACCTTTGCGCCGTGAGGGCCAACGCCCTTTTTCTTGAGGTATGGGTGCTCTGCATTGGCTAGGCTCATGCCTTCCCATATTTCGGCCACGGCGGTCGCGGCGTTCTCATGCTTTTTCTTGCGCTCAATATTGGCCTTTTCTTTGGCTCGTTTAATCATCTCCACATGTTTCATCCGCTCGGCGCTTGAAATCTCTTTGCCGGTGTCGGCTACAAATTTTTCGACAATGCCAGAGCTCCAACATCCGAACACCCCCACTGGGTGCGCTGTGTTGTATAGGACGTACCACCCATCTCTATTGCGGCTACCCTTGTCGGCTCTTGAGCGGAAGCGATGGAGGTCGCTATCAGCCACGATTTCGCTTGGGATCTCAAGGCCGCATTTGTGGATAGCGTCCTCGAATTGTTGCTCAACCGGCGCCACGTGCTCCGAAGTTGGGGCCTTGAAATTCTGCCCAAATATGTCGCCTAAGTTACCCATTGTTGTCGCCCTTCATAAAGCTTTCTAAATCCATCATATCAACGCGCCAGTTTTTTGTCTGAGGAATGCGCTTGAACAACTGCCCAAGAGACGAGCCGGCCTTTATCGCCTTGTAAATGGTTTGCGGATGCATCCCCAGATAATCAGCCGCCTCCTTGATGCTTGCCCATTTAGCCATGTTTTTCTCCTGTTTAAAAGTGCCCTTATAGTATGAGGGGCTTAATGATTGTCAACAAAACTTAAAGGGGCTTAAAAAAACTTAAAGCTTTCCACTTGACGGCTTGGGCGCCCGATTAGAATCTTAAACCAAGCTCAACCGGAATAGGCCGAACGAGCAACAATTTAAAGGAGTTGCTAATGCTAGCACAAAAGAATCAAACCGACCATCTGGATAACCAGTTTGGTATAGTAGAGTCAGATTTCGAGAGAATGGCGACCATTTTGGAACATGCCAAAGAGATGTTCCTAGATGGCCTTTCTGCCTCTGGAACCATGGGCGATAATGTCGAAATCAACTCGGAGAAGTATAAAGGGTCTATGGCCGCACTTGAAACACTAGTAGAGGAGCAGATTAAAATCTCACGCGCTGCAAGCGATCTATGGGACGAGATGAATGACCTCCTCAGAGAGACTTGGGGAGTCTGAGAAAATGGAAATCAAACGAACCAGCGCAATTGCCATGCAATCCGTCAGTCTTCTATCTTACGGCCACTCAGGAGCGGGGAAAACGTCTCTCATTAAGACACTGCCCCGTCCTATCACCCTTTCAGCTGAGGGCGGGCTCTTGAGTCTAGCCGACGCCGATTTGCCCTATATCGAAATCTCCAAGCTAGAGGACGTTAAAGAAGTCTTTCACTGGCTTGAAGATTCCGACGAGGCAAAAGACTTTGACTCCGTGGCCTTGGATTCAATCTCCGAAATATCGGAGGTCGTGCTAACGGAGGAAAAAGGTAAAACCAAAGACGGGCGCCAAGCCTACGGTCAGACCAACGAAATCATGAGCGTTATCATCCGGTCGTTTCGCGACCTGAATAAGCATGTTTATTTCACTGCCAAGTGCGAGAAAATGCAGGATGATGCAGGGCGTATTTTTTACGGCCCGTCCATGACCGGCAACAAACTAGGCCAAAGCCTCCCATATTATTTTGATGAGGTGTTGGCTTTGCGAGTTGAGAAGGACGACGAGGGCAAAAACCAACGCGCCTTGCTGTGTGACAATGACGGCATGTGGAGTGCGAAGGACCGAAGCGGAAAGCTGGACCTTTGGGAACTTCCCGACCTTGGCGAAATCATAAAGAAGATCCAAGGATGAGTGCAGAACTTTTTCAAAAGTGGATCAACGCGAAAGAAGCGGAGGAGAAACACCGCACGACTCGCCGCAATATCGAGGATATGATTCTCGAACAATATTTCAAAAACGACAAAGAAAATCATAGAGGTGAATTTCATGAAGTAACAATTAAACACAGGCGAAAATATGAGGTGAACGAGGCCCTGCTTATGGAGATAGCCGGACCGCATGGCCTAGACCACCAGCTAGACCAGTTTTTTCAATGGCCCATTGTGGTCAATCCTAGAAACTGGGAAAACTCAGACAACGAAGCCAAAGCGGCACTGTCCCCCGCTGTGAAGACAAAAGAAGGACGCCCATCATTTAGCATAACAAGGATTTAATAACATGTCAGCATTTACATTCAAAGCATCAGACGCACCAGTGGACGACAACGATGGCAGTTTTGAGCCATTGCCCGCCGGTTGGTACACAGCAAACATCACCGGAACCGAATTGAAGGACACCAAAGACGGAACCGGCAAATATATCGCCATGAGATACGACATCACTGGCCCGACTCACCAAGGCCGCGTGATTTTCGATAATATCAACATCGTGAACAAAAACCCAAAGGCCGAGGATATCGGGCGACGAGACCTAGGAAAAATCATGAAGGCCGTTAAGCTCGAAGAGATGAACGACACCGACGAACTTTGTGGCAAAAGCTTAGGTGTAAAACTCAAGATTGAGCCGGCTAAAGATGGCTACGACGCAAAAAACCGAGTGGCCGCATTCAAGCCAAGCGAAGGCAACGCATCATCGCCACCGGCACCCAACGGAGGCAAGGCCGAATCTGCCGGCGTCCCATGGAATAAGAAGTAAAGGAGACGGGGCGGGGAAACTCGCCCCTCTTATTCTATGCTGAGAGACTACCAACAAAAGGCACTTGATGAGCTTTTTAAATGGCTCAAAGAGAACGAGGGGAACCCCTGCTTATGCATCCCAACCGGAGGAGGCAAAAGCCACATCGTTGCCGAACTTTGCAAGACGGCCATAGAGAAAGTTCCGGCCGCTCAAATTCTCATGCTCACCCACCAAAAGGAGTTGATTGCCCAGAATGCCGAGAAGCTAAAAGCGCACTGGAATGATGCCCCACTTGGCATCTATAGCGCCGGACTGAAAAAGAAAGAGATTAAGCAAGTCGTTTTTGGTGGCATCCAAAGCATCCACCGCAAAGCGGAAGAGATAGGCCCAAGGCGCTTGGTTATCGTGGATGAATGCCATCTTATCAACCATAAGAACGAAGGCATGTATAGGAGATTTCTTGATGAACTGCGAGAAATAGAACCGCGTATGCGTGTAATCGGATTGACGGCGACACCATTCAGGTTGGGGCATGGCTATATTCACGAAGGCGATGGCCTTTTTGATGCTCTACTTGAGCCGGTAACGGTGAAGGAATTGATCGACCTTGGGTACCTTACGCGCCTATGGTCAAAAATGCCAGAGCATACGGTTTCCACAGAGGGCATACACAAGCGAGGGGGCGAGTTCATAGAGTCCGAGATTCAAGCCAGAATGGATACCGAGAGCAATAACCATAAAGCCGTAAATGAAATCATGGACAGGGGAGCAGACCGGCTTTCATGGCTCATCTTTTGCACCGGCGTAGATCACTCGTATCACATCCGCGATATTCTGCGAGAGCGTGGAGTGACCTGCGAAACGGTGACCGGAGAGACTCCACATCATGAGCGTGACCGCATTTTGGCAGACTTCAAGGCCGGCAAGATTCGAGCCGTCACGAACGCCAATGTATTGACCACTGGATTCGATCATCCGGCCATTGACTTGATCGCGCTACTCAGGCCGACCATGAGCCCCGCACTTTACCTTCAAATGGTTGGGCGTGGCCTTCGCATCTCCGAGAAGAAAGAAAACTGCAAGGTTCTCGACTTCGTTGGCGCGGTCGCCACTCATGGGCCTATCATAAATGTTCAACCTCCAAAAAAGAAAGGTGAGAAGGCGGGAGAGGCGCCCGTGAAGGTCTGCCCAGATTGCCAAGAGATTCTGCACTTGAGCGTAATGAAGTGCCCAGAATGCGGATACATTTTCCCGAAAGAAGAGAAGTCAAACAAGCTCCAGAATGACGACATCATGGGCGAGTTGCCCAAGGATAAGTCTATCCTTTTTTGGAAGTGGGCGAAGCATTACAGCAAAAAGAGCGGCGACGAGATGATAAAAGTCAGCTATCACGGCGCCACCTACGGGCGAGGCATCACGGAGTATTTTGCCATAAAGAACAAAGGGTACGCCGGCGACAAAAGCAAAATATCACTTTACGACATTTGCAAAAAATCCGGCCTAGATCACGAGCGCATAAAATCGGCAGGTGGCGATATTGATCGCCTTTGCTTTTTTCTAAACAGAGCCAAGCCCCCCAAGGTCATCACCTATAAGATGGCCGGCAAGTGGCCACGAATCACGGAGAGAACATGGAACCCCCCGTTTTAGTTACTGAATGGCGCATGGCCTACGAAACCATGCTTAAATTTATCCCAAAGTGCTGTCACACTTGCCACCATCGCAATACAGACGGTCACTGCCAGAAACACGAATCAACCCCGCCAGAAGATTTTCAAGCCACCTTTGAGGCTTGCGACTCTTGGAAATCAGAAATGGAGCCATTCTAATGAAAGCCGAATCCGAACACATGCACCAAGTCCGGTTTGTTTCGTGGTGGCGAAAGAACCACCCTGAGCATCTCATTTTCGCCATTCCCAACGGCGGGAATAGATCGCGCAGTGAGGGCGCAAAGCTAAAGGCCGAGGGAGTCTTGAAGGGCGTCGTCGACCTATTCATCCCCAGCCTAGCCCTATGGGTCGAGATGAAGAAAGACGAGACGCAAAAGCCGACCAAGGAACAGAGGGAATTTATGGAATACGTCGCGGCCTTTGGATATGAATCCTTCGTGGCTCATTCCTTTGAGGAGGCGAAAGAGAAGGCTTTGGCTTTTCTAAAGTAACCCACCCACGGGCCCCGAAAATAAACTATTTGACAAGCTTGGGGCCCGTATTATAGTGCGTGAGTCATTAATAGGAGACAAGACAATGAAACTAATGCTAATCATGCTACTCATGGCCACGCCACTCATGGCGACCCCAAAGCCCGTCTACGTTGAGAAGAGTCTCAAGGTCGTCAAGAAAGACCACCGCACCACGGTCAGAGTCTACAAGAAAGGCGTGAAGCAAGACCGCTTTGTCATTGACCTTGGCGTTGACGCGGGGGTTTATTATGTTGAGGTCAAAGATGCTGGCCTCTATTACTACACGGAAGAGGGAAAATGAACTACCCACCCAAACCACTGAAGGACCGCATCCGCGATCTCACGCCCTCAGACCTTAATTATTTGAAGCAACTCTTGAACCCTATCGACTAGGGCTATGATACGGGGGAGAGACAAGGCGTGGCTTGATCACCCGCCTAAGCCCAACTATCTCGGGCCGTCTCTCTCCTTTTCAACCGAGATAGTGAGATAAGAATATGAAAGAAATATGGAAACCCGTTGTGGGGTATGAAGGCATCTATGAGGTGTCGAGTCTTGGCAGGGTAAAATCATTGGCGAGGACTGATTGCAGAGGCAACAGGCGCAATGAGCGGATAAGAAAGCCAGAGAAGGCAAACGGAGCATACATAACAATCTATCTCTCGAAGCACTCAAAAGTCCATCGTAGGACTTTACACTCGGTCATAGCCGAAACATTTCTAGGCCCACGTCCATCGGGACGAGGCATAGACCACATCGACGGTGACAAATTGAACAACAGAGCCGATAACCTTGAGTACGTTACATCAGCGGAGAACACTAGGCGATACTATCAGAATCTCAGAAAGAGCGGTGTCGTTGGCGTAAACCTCGACAAGAGAAGTGGAAAGTGGTGCGCTAAATTTAGGCGCAAGCACATAGGATATTTTAAAACAGAGCAAGAAGCAATCAAAGCAAAACTTAAAGCTGAAAAGGAATACAATGAACCAAACTGAAAAAGAATACCGCATGAAGCCTTTAATTAATGCCTCGACTTTAAAGATGTACTTAGGCGACTATGACCCCGCGATAGCGAAGCACATCGTCTTACACGGTCGCCCCAAGTCGTCGGCTATGTCGCTTGGCTCAGTGGTCCATGACCTATTAGAAAACGATTTCGCCATGAGCTTTAAATTCGTTATCAGCCCCTATTCAGACTTTAGAAAGAAAGAGGCTCGAGAGTGGAAGCAAGAGGCCCAAGAAGCTGGTCAAGAGGTCATCACGCAAGCCATCTATGATGAGGCTCGAGACATGGCGCAATCAGTCGCCGACCATGCCCCCGCTTGGGTGATGGATCGTGAGCTTTGCACCTACGAGAAGCCGATCTACACGCCAGAGTTTAAGGCGCTTTTCGATGTGATCTCGAGTGATGGCAGGGGCGCAGACTTCAAAACGACAAGCGCCACAAGCGCCAAGGGATTTGAACGGGAGTGCTTGAAATACGGGTACTATCTTCAAGGCTCATTTTATAGCTACGTTGGCGAGCTTAAAGAGTTTTGGTTTGTAGCCGTGAGCACTCACAAGCCCTATCCCGTGTGGAACTTCAAGATGAGCGACGAGGCTTTAGCCTTTGGCCATGAGCAATGGCGCAAGGCTTACGAGGCTATGCATCAGCCTTTGGACCATTCCCCCATCGACCTCCACGCCCCATCATGGTGGGATGGTGCGAGTGAGGAGACAGCGGAAGAGTGTTTTGAACTGTAGCTATTGACACCCTTGGGCCCGTATAATATACACGAAGGAGATGAAACAAATGAACATAAAAGAAGCCGCCGAGCTACTCGGCCTTGAGGCTCAGACCCTCAGAAAACAAATCAACAGGGGCACAGGCTACGCGCCTTGCTTCTGGAAGGACGACGCAGGGAACTGGGAGGCCACCGAGCTTGAGCTGCTCACCAAGCGGGAGGAGTTAGGCGACATCAGCCGCCGAAAGAACCCCCGCATGGAGGCCATTAAGATCTACCTCAGTGGCGAGGATGCCGAGAAGGTTCGCAAGAAAGCGCAGGACAAGAGCATAAGCGCATTCTGTCGCTGGTTGGTTTTAAGGGGTGTGAAATGAGCGAACACGACAAAAAAATACTAGCGCAAATCGTGGCATATCATGACAACGCGACCCTCGATAACATACCACCATGGCTTTACATGGCTCTTGAGGCTATCAGATATCAGGCAAAAGTTGAGGCATTGGTTAAATGAGCGCCAAGAATTACAACACGGGCAAGATGCGTTCCTCCCTAGTGTTGGGCGATATGCCCTCCGCATTCGCCGAGATGGTAAAACTCAGGGAGGCAGGCGCGGTGAAGTACGACCGCATGAACTGGGCCGAGAGCATTGGAACCGATGACGCCAAGCGGTTTCTAGCCGAGAACCTGGATTCCATCTTGAGGCATCTCATGGCGATGTATAAGGGGGAAGAACTGGACCCAGAAACAGGATGCCATCACGCTAGTAGCGTGGCCGTCCGAGCTTGCTTTGCAATGGAATACTGGGCTCATCAGTCTCAAGAAGACGGTCCCGTGGGGGATGGCGCTTCCATCGGAGAGAACTCCGAGGCGCTTTCGGGTTCGAGTCCCGAGCCGTCACCCTTAGACCTCGACCCTCTCGCCGATTTTCGCAAGAAAGTCACGAAGTCTTTGTATGATTGGTCGAAGATTGACTCAGAGTATAAGTGGTGTGCAACAGGGCCACAAGGCACAGCTAGAGCCTTCGAGTACAAGCCATTCATCGAGGGTGAACACTGGGAGGCTATGCAGGGGTGGGCGTCTGACATTTTCAGCACAACCCCAGACCTTGCCGAATCTTGGCAGGATTCATTAGAAGAGAGGCCGAAGTCATGAGGTGTCTCACGGTACTAGCCGAGATATTAAACAGGCTTTTCAAGTTCGAGGAGGTTGGGCGATGAGTGATATGGTTTCAGCATATTCAGAATGGAGAGCCCGCGCTTATGGCTCACCAGCCAAGAGAGCCGAGTATAGTCGCGATACGAAGATCGGAGTCAGGTTCAATGATGTTGAGCTTGCACGATTGAAGGCCAATGCAGGGAATACGCCTCTGGCTACTTATATTAGAGAGAGGGTGTTGTGAATGTGGGTCATACCGAAAAATTATCACATATTGGGCTTTGTAGCGGATACGGTGGGTTGACACGTCTCCCGTATCCTTATCATGGTTAAATGAAAAGTAAAAGACCATACAACAAAGCCCAGTTATCTGAAAAATACAATGAGGGGTTAAGTTATTCTGAACTTGCAATTCATTTTAACATTGGGAGAAAAATAATTCAGAATGACATGAAGGAGTTTGGAATAAAAGCTAGAGGCCAACACGCAAGAAATCAAAAGGGCGAAAACAACAACAATTGGAAGGGCGACCAAGCAGGATACTCAGCTTTGCATCGTCGCCTTTACCATAGCCAGCCCATGAAATGCGAAGAATGCGGGACAAGTGATCCATCGAGGAGATACCAGTGGGCCTCGCTTACAGGCAATTACTCCGAGCCATCCGACTACAAGAGGATGTGTCAAAGTTGTCACGCTAGATACGACAAAATAATTTTAAACATAAATAAAATGAGGACTAAAAATTGAATGTGGATCATCCCAATAAATTACGAACTCTCTCACTCTGCTCAGGCTTTTCTGGAATCGAAAGAGGAATTGAGCTTGCTGGAACCGAGCTTAGAACACTCGCTCATGTGGAGATCGAAGCCTTCGCCATTGCCAACTTGGTCGCGAAGATGGAAGCGGGTTCCATGGCTCCAAGCCCTATTTGGACGGACCTTAAAACCTTGCCACTGGAACCATTTCGAGGCGCGGTTGACATCCTCACTGGTGGCTACCCCTGCCAACCATTCAGCGTTGCAGGAAAGCGACTTGGCAAAGAAGACCCAAGACACCTCTGGCCATGGATATGTCGAATCATCGACGGCATTATGCCCCGAATGTGTTTCTTTGAGAACGTCGAAGGGCACGTTACCAACGGATTGCGACAAGTGCTCGCTGATTTGGAAGCAAGAGGTTATTCGTGTACGTGGGGGATATTCAGCGCGGAAGAATGCGGCGCTCCTCACCGAAGGAAAAGGATGTTTATCTTGGCCCACTCCTTCAGTGGCGGGGTGTGTCGAAGGTGGAGTAGCGAAGAACGTGGAGATGACACCAAGCGGATTCAAGGCAACGAGGGAGAACGGGACGAGCTACGGTGCGAAACTGAGAGACTCAGTGCTTCATCACTCCAGCCTATGGCCCACGCCCACGCCCACGGCGAGGGACGGGACAGGAACAGCGAGCCCAGCGGATATGAAGCGCCACTCTCCGAGCCTGCCTTGTCTAGTTCACATGGATGGCCAGCCAGACCAGGACAAGAGCCTTTCGAGTGGGAAGAGTCACGAATTAAACCCAAGGTGGGTAGAACAACTGATGGGACTGACAATCGGATCGACGAGCTTAGGATGTTGGGGAACGGCGTAGTTCCACAAACCGCAGCAAGGGCTTGGGTGACATTGAGCGAGGAGTTAGGACTATGAGTGAAGACCGACGTTGCATCTTCTGTGGCCTCCCTCACGAACGCGCGCAGAGCCCTTATTGTTCGCGGTCATGTAGAGACAAGGCGAACTATAGAATGAGGGCAACGGAGAAATCGAAGATCAAGAAGTGCCCTATATGTCGGAACAACTTCACAGCCAAATCAACGTACTGCCCGCCCTGTCGGGCCGCGTATGATGCGGTGAAACCGAAACTCCAGATGTTTCATATACTGACTGAGGTTCGAGAACTAAAAGCAATGGTTAAGGACCTGCAAAAATAAAAACGCCAATACTACAAAGGAGATAATAATGAGCAATAAAACGAGCACAGGGCACAGGAGCACAGGGAACTGGAGCACAGGGAACTGGAGCACAGGGGACAGGAGCACAGGGGACTGTAGCACAGGGAACAGGAGCACAGGGGACTGTAGCACAGGGCACTGTAGCACAGGGCACTGTAGCACAGGGAACTGGAGTATATCGGATTATTCCACAGGACACTTTTCGACAGAAGACTATACAGGCTTTGGGTGCTTTGACCGCCCCTGCACATTAGACGAATGGGGGAATGCAGAGACACCCGACTGTTTGTATTTCGATTTAACTTCGTGGGTGTCAGAAAATGAGATGACGGATGAGGAAAAGAAAGCCCATCCCGAATATAAGCCAACTGGAGGATACCTTAAGGTCTGCGACTATAGAGAAGCATTCACATCGAGCATGGAACGAGCAAGTAAAGAAGAGATCGAAATGGTCAAGAACCTTCCCAACTTTGACGCCGACAAGTTTGAGCAGATCAGCGGGTTTCGTATCAAAGACACTGTAACAGTAACGATTCAATGCAAGGATATTGAAATCAGTGTAGAAGAATTTGAGTCAATCAAGGCTCAATTTCTAAAATAGCCAAAACGCCCCCAACCGCACTGGGGGACAATTCAACTAGGGGGCAGGAATGGAATGTACCCTGTTGAGTTGTACGGCCACGCTTGAGGGTGCGTGTATGTGTGGAACCCTCACCTTTTAATGGAGAAATAAGATGCTAGGAACCTGTGTAATCTGTAAACGAAAGTTACCCCCATCCAAGGCTGATCTCATGGTCTGCCATAGCCGAACATGCAAGGCGGAATATCCGATATGGTGTGAGGCTAATTTTGACTTAATGCCAGAGCACAATCGCCACAAAACTAAATATGAAACCCGCTTCTGGGAAGTGACGCCAGAGCAAAAGAAACACTACGCCCGCTTCTATGAGCTTATGCGACCACGAACGAAGAATAAAAAACGCCCCTGTCTCAAATGTGGGCGCTCGATAGGTGGGGATCGCGCACTAGAAAACGACTATAGACTGTGCCCCGTCTGCCACGAGAGCAACCGTGTACATGGAAAAATCGCCAGTTATGCCATTTAAAAAGATCCCCGCGTACGGTGGGCAGAAAGTGACCCATCACCAGTGTGTGCTCTGCAAATGCTTCACGCCAATCGAATACGCCCACACTCAAGAGCAGTGTAGGCAATTTAAAGACGAGCGAAAAAATGGGTGGTGAATTTCTAGACGAGTGGGATTATTTTCGGGGGATGATTAATCAGATCCCAAAGATCAAGAATGTGAAGTGCCTCAAGTGTGGCAAGAAATTCAGAGGCAGCTCGAACAATCGCATATGTTCCAGATGCAAGCGACCTAACGCCAGAAAGAATTATTACATCGCATGATATACTATTATCTATTCAGCCTCGTGCTAATCATTTATTCCGTAAAGACTGCGCCACCTCCTTCATAGTGGTCTTCAACTCATCCACGCTTGAGCGGATATAGCTCTGGTC